GACAAGCTAGGTATTGGGTACCACCGTAAGGGCTACTCCAGTTTTCAAATCATCGTAAATGGTCGCAAGGGTATGTATTACGACGGCAAAAAAGGCGAGCAGATTCGCTGGAATGACGGCGAAGTGCAGCATGGTAGACTTGAGCAAATGCTAGGAGTCGAATCATGAAAAAATACGCCAAAGAGTTCACGATAAGTACCGCGCCACAACGGTCGCCGCAATGGTTCAAGGAACGGGCAGGCATCCCGAGCGCCAGTGGTCTCGCATTTCTGTTTGACACGCTGAAGGACGGCTATACACCGAGCGCTAAAGCAAAAAAGTACTTGAAGCAACTAGCATTTGAACGCAAGTTCGGTGTTACCTTCGAGAATTTCCAAACGAAGGCGATGGCTGACGGAGTTTTCTTTGAAGACTTCGCCAAGATGGTGTACGAGCGCGAAACGGGAAACCGACTCACCGAAGCGTTTTCGTACATTTCCGATTGGTTTGTTGCGACACCCGACGCGCACGTTCAAGAAGTGACCGTAGTCGGCGACGTTGAGGTATTAGGCAAAAAAGGTCTGCTCGAATGTAAGGTTGTCGGCGACAAATCCTTCATGACAATGATGGAGGAAGGCGCACCTATCGAACACGAGCGGCAGACGCAATCGCAGCTGATGGCGAGCGGTCTCGATTGGGTGGACTACATTGTGGTCAACCTGAAGACGAGGGCTTACTTCATCCAGCGCGTGCATCGCAATAATGTTCTTATCAAGCGCATTTACGAACGGCTTCACGAGCCGCTCGACCTACCAGTGCTCAAAGATGTTGGCGTGAAACGATTCGACGAAGACCTGTTGCAAGGCTTCATGGAGGGGAATCACCTCAAGGAACAAGATTTAGAAATACCCGAGCCCGAGCCCGAGCTCGACCTCGGATTTTAAGGAGGACGATGAAAATTACCATCAACATTGAAGCCGAAAAGGGTAACCCACTCTTTTACGCGCTGCTAGTGAACGCAGGCTCGTCGATACCTACGAAAAATCCGAGTCAGTGGTTTTACGAGGCAGGGAAAGCATTGTATTATTTGCCAGAAGAAGAGTTGCGAACGATTTTGGAGCAACTACAAACGGAAACGGGCATGGAGATAACCTTGCCCAAGAAAGAGCAATTTTAATAAATCAACTATTGTATTGTTTATTTTAGTGTGCTACAATTGTGGCATAGCTAAAGGCAAAGGCTATAGAAAAGGAGAATATCATGAGTCAATTAACGTTTGTACTCGGTAAGACTGGTACAGGTAAATCAACCAGCTTACGCGAATTTAAGGCAGCCGACGGCATCGGCTACATTACCGCAACAGGCAAACCATTACCATTTAAGAATGACATCCCGCAGTTTCACGCCAAGAACTATGCGGAGCTGAAGGGTGCAATCGCCCAGGCGAAAGCGCCCATCGTCGTCATCGACGACTTCAACTACTTCATGAGCTACGAAGAGTTCAGCCAGGCAAGCATCAAGGGCTACGAGAAATTCACGCAGATGGCGGTTAACGTCGTCGATGTGATTGAGCTCATCACCAAGAAAGACACCGACCAGCGTTTCTACATCCTCGCTCACAGCGAGAATAACGACAGTGGTGACTTGCGCCTCAAGACGACAGGTAAAATGGTCAGCGACAAGTTCGTGCCAGAAGGTCTGGCAAACCAGGTCGTTGAAACCGCAGTCGTTGACCGCGAGTTCGTCTTCAAGGTACGCACCGACGGCACAGGCATTAAAACGCCAATGGGCATGTTTGAGACCGACACAATCCCAAACGACCTGAAGCTGCTCGATAAGGCAATCGTAGACTTTTACGCACCGCCAGCACCAGCGAAAGGGAAGAAGTAATGTACGACCCATTCAGCAGTCGCGAAGAATCACCAGAAGACCTAGCGAGCGATAACCGCGCTCGCGGTCTCCTGAAGTACCTCAACACACGCAAAGACGACGTTTCCGACCACACGAAGACCGTCATGGCATTTGTTACACAAAAGGCAGCAGCCGATAATCGCATACGCGCATTAGAGCTTGAGCTCGACCGCTATCGTCAGACTGAAATGATGAAAGCAGACCCACGAGCCGAGTATACCGCTCCGCGCGTCATGCCGATACCAGCTGATGCCCGAAGTGTAGAAGTAAAATTTTAAGGAGGTCATGAAAATGGCGGCGTATAACTACAAAGGGCATGTCATCGTTGAGCTGAGGGGAAACCAAGGCTTCACAGTGCAAGGTTACTACGGCACATTCCCGTCAGTAAAAGAAGCAAAGCAAGCGATTGACGCAAAAGTAAAGAAGGAGAACGAATAATGGCACAGCAAATCGTAAATGACGGTGTTTTAATCAACACCGCAAACGGCGACGAACTCGTATGCACGGGTGTTCGCTACCAAGAGACTGACGGCGAGAAGCACTCAATCGAGTACATCTTCCGCAGCACCGCTGAAATCGACGCTTAAACTGAAGCCGCTCACGCAGCTGAAGAAGCAGCCAAGGCAGAAGCAGAATCAACTGAAGTAACAAACGACGAAGGGAATCAAGCGTAATGGCAGACCAAAACGACGAAAAAGCTAAAGCAGCAGAGCAGGCAGACTTGTTCAGCCAGCTCGAAGAAAACGATGTAACCGTTGCCAGCGATGCAGCTGAAGCAATGAANGANAACATCNTGAANGACNNNGGNNGTGCAAACTACCTNGGCATCGGTGTTCACGANGTNGTNGTCACNAGNGTNGAGCTNNNNCAGGCNAANACTGGCACGCTCGGTATGCGCTTNAACTGNGAAAATGAAGANGGTCAGGGTCGTGTGACNATGTGGCTNAGTGAAGGCGCATTACCCTATACTATCGAGAACGTCAGTCGTCTCATGGTTCATAACGCCGCCGACGACAAGAAGGATGAAGCTCGCAATTACATGAGCAATATCGTCAGCGCTAAAGACTTGTTCGAGACCGTGCAGGAAACACTGAAGGTTCGCAAAGAGAAGAATCCATTCAAGGCATTTCTCTCAATCCGTGAAGCTCGTGACGGTAGCACTTACACCGACAAAAACGGTGTTGAGCGCCCATCGACCGAGAGCAACCTTTTGAGTTACCGACCAAAAGAAACGCCAACTCAGTCAGTCGTCAAGGCTACTGGTGGTGAAGTAGTTACCGACAAAGACACCCTTGAAGGATTGCCATTCTAATCACAGTGAGGCATTGCGCCTCACTCTGGGTGGCTCAGTGGTTGGAAACAGGAAACTACTCTTTAGGTAACTCCTTTCGCGTAGCCTTTGCGCCTGGACTACAGCAGAATGAGCCATCCATAATGGGGCGCGAAAAAAACAACTATGTTAGAGAGCAAATTTAAGACTACACAACGCGAATTTTTCGAGGGGATGGGCTGGAAGTTCATCACCCTCGACCCTGGTGCTGGAGTGCCGACAGGATTTCCTGACACACTGGTACTCTCGCCCACTGGGTATGCTTGTTACACCGAATGGAAGCAGTCAAAATCAGCGAATAAACGACCGCTGCAAAAATACTGGCATCAGAAACTCAAAGAGATGGGANATGATGCNTATTTTGTTTNCCCAGAGAACGTGAATGAGTGGCGCGAAGAAGTGCTACGGAAAGGAGAAAAACAACGTGGAAGCAAGTAAAGTAATTATCGGCGACAAGACTTTTGACCTGAATCATTTGGGGAAGAAGAAAAAGACCAATTTACGCCGCAAGCTCATCATTGAGCACATCCAATCAAAGCCAGCTGGCGAATACATCAAAATGGAAGAGTTTCAGCGTATCTGTCACTTTACCACCTACGCAAATACCTGGTCTTTTGTTCAGCGCATGCTGCGTGACGGCGTGATTCAACAGCACGAAGGCGAGAAGAAGAAATCATTCTACTACTCGGTTATTGGCGCAGTTCGAATAGTTAATCCACCGAAGAGCACTAAGCAGGGCTTAGTCACTGTTGAGCCGAAAAATCCCGACATCAACGCCTTCATCGCCGATATGACGAAGCTCGGGGTTGAGTTTAGCATCACAATCACCAATAAAGCTAACCAACCTAAATGATAAGGAGACAAACTGATGGCAAGTAAGACCCTACTAGAAAAACTTCATCAGTTCACGCCTCTTGGCGGCTGTATCAAGTGCTATAAATTACGTTCACAGTGTTGGATAGGGGAGGTTTGTAATGGCAAGTAAGCAAGATGAGCTGGAACCTCGTATTGGGATG